CAAATCAGCAATGAAAGACCCCGTACTTATGGCGGTTCTTGCAGATATGGCAAACAGAAACTTTGAACCACTACCAACACCAACAGGACGTTGGTACATTTCAGACAGACACTAAAGGAGTAACCCCTATGAAACAACCAATGTACTGTAAAGGCGATATTAACCTAATCGCACGTTACAACCCATTTGACGCATCCGTTGAAATTGCAGATTTAAACAACCCCGCTGACGGTTGGATTACATACGACCCCACACAAGGGGCAAGCAGTGATGAATTAACAGAAATTTGTAATTCACTGTATGACCGTTGCTTATTAGCAGAATTAGGTATTGATGGATTCAAACCTGCAAGCGAAATGAAATTAACAAAGTCTTAATATTTCAGAGGGATTTTCTGTTGACAAAATCCCTCTTTTATGACTATAATAGAGTATATACAAAAGGAGTTTCCCCTATGTCAGTTTTACATCACGAACAATTATTAGAAACCTGCTTTGATGAAGCAACCGAAGAGTTCATGCAAGCAAACAAACTTGACTACGAATTATTCAGACAGATTGAAAATCATGAAGGAGTTATGCTTGCGATTGAAAAGAGTGCCAGAGAAAAATTTGAAGACCTATTAAGATAGGTCTTCTTTCACTTATTCACCTTTACCCCCCGAAAATTATGGAAGCAACCGAAAAAGTCAACAAATACATGGCAACCGAACTCTTTGAAGAGTTAGAAGCGGACGGAATCGACGCTGACGAAATGCAAGAGTTCATTGATCAACACGGTCATAAAGACTTTGTTCTTTACTTTGAAGACTACCAGCAAGCGGTTCAAGAGTACGATGAAGAGATAGTTAATTCATTTTTGGAAGAGTTCGACTTCGCTGATCTTTCAAGGATTAGCGACGCATACCACGGACAGTATGACAGCGGAGCAGAATTTGCGGAGCAGTTAGTAAGCGACTGCGGATATATTCACGGTGACTTGCCTTACTGGATAGAGGTAGACTGGGAAAAGACTTGGGACAATTTGAGTTATGATTACACAGAGATTAACGGTTATATTTTCAGCAACAACTTTTAAATATTAAGAAATTCAGTATATCTGATTTAGGACTTGCATTATTCCTAAATTGGATATACAATATAAGTATAAGTTTTATTTACCCCTTATGAACAACTTAACTCAAAGATTAATTAACAGAATTAACCAGAAAGAATCCTTTAAGGATATTGCATACCTATGCGAAGATTTCCAAACTTTCTGTGATGAAATTAACGAATGGGGAGTAGACCACATTGGAGGTGTTGACCTCTACGGTTGCGGATTTCTACCAAACCCAGAATTAGACCTTGACGCATTAGACAGTTTCTTCGCTTCTTTCGGTTGCACTCCTACCAACCCACACCCCGCAGGTCGTTACGCTTAATGTAAATTATTATTTCAGTCCGTGGATATTTACCTCACGGACTGAAAATACAAACTACAATAGGTACATAAGTAAAAACCCCATTATGCAAACTCTATCAATCATCGAATCATACAATCAGGATATAACCGAACTTCCAAAACTCCACAAACAATTTGGTGGAGGAATGGCACGTAACGGGTCAGGTCTTGTATATGAGAATCTAATCAAAAGAACTTGTACCGCATTAAATTTAGATGCGAAAAAGAACGATTATAAAAGAACCGAAGAGGTGAACGGACACTGCCTTAAAAACTTACAAGTCGATTGGCACGTTTATAAAAATGGTCAAATGGTAAAAGCGATTGAATCCAAAACATATTTGGATGCTTGCTACCTAAAACGTGCAGTAATGGATTTCATAGAATTGGAACAGTCGCCAGAAGTTCCCGACAGTGTAGAGTATGCAATCTTTGCGGGTCAGGATGCTTGTGGAAAAGATGCCTTTTCATATTACCCTGCATTTTTCAAAAAAATTACTGGTAAAGAAGTTAAAATATTCTTTGTGAATCCTACCCGCAAGAGGTCATCTGCCCGACCAATTTATAATGAGTTGTTCCACGATGATTTTAAATTGGATGTATCAGTATATAATTCGTTCATCAACTGGTTAAATTAAATATATTGGTTTCGTAACAAGGTGGTTGGCAACCACCATTTGTTATGGTATCATTAGTATATAAGTTTTTTAAACCCCCTTTATTATGATTACATATTTTGTAGAAGTTCCAAACGCAGGAATCCAAGAACCAGTCAGAACACTTGAGGATGCTTACCCTCTCTGTTATGACCTTGCACAGGAAAACGGATTTGCAGAGGTTGTGTGGTATGCACTCAACGGAAAGCGAGTCAGCGAAGGCAGTTACACCGACAGGGACTAACCCTGTCTGTCTGTTCGTGCGTGTGGTGCAGTGTTACGGTTAACCGCCCTTGCGTTAGAAAATCGCAAGGTACCATTAAGCTATAAACGACCCAAAGCGAGTTCGCTATGGAAAACGCAAAGTGTTTACAAAGGGGGTACAAAAATTTTTTCGTGTGTAAAAATGCCCACACAGGATTTTAAGAGAAAGTATGCATATACTATATACTGGAAAGGTGAAAAAAATGATACCCGCTATGAAGAAGTACGAAGATTCAAAAGTACCGATTACAATTGATCCGATTACGAATAACTATCAAATCACGGTACCAGAGTGGGTGATCAATGAATTTGATTGGTATGAAGATACAGAATTAGTATGGCACGTAGATAATAGTGGAATCCATATTCAGCAAATAAGCGATTGACAAGTTGTATAAATTACAGTATGATATGAATGTAATTACAACACATTATGGCGAAAGGATTCACAGTCAAAGCAAAAAACCCGAAGAAGAAGACTCCAGAAAAAACAGAATTTGACTATAATTTAGCAAGACAATTAGTCAGAGGAAAAACAATTGTATTTTGTTTACCAGGTCGAGGAGTCTCATATACATTTTTAAAATCATTTGTAACCTTATCATTTGATTTAGTACAGGCAGGAGCAGCAATACAGATATCACAGGATTATTCATCAATGGTCAACTTTGCCCGATGTAAGTGTCTTGGAGCAAATGTCTTAAGAGGACCAAATCAAATTCCTTGGGATGGTAAACTTAAATATGATTATCAAATCTGGATTGATTCAGATATTGTATTCAATACAGAGAAGTTCTATCAGTTGATTCTAATGTCAACACCAGAAGATTCAGTCACAAAGGAAAATGTATATGAACCATTAACAGATGAGAAGACAGGAGAGGTTGTGATTAATAAGGATGGAACAGAAGCAACGAAACTAAAAGGATTTAAATTACTTGTTGATGAATCGAAGATTCGTCATATCTGTGCTGGATGGTACTGCACCGAAGATGGAAAGACAACATCCGTTGCTCACTGGTTAGATGAAGATGATTTCAGAAGTAATGGTGGAGTCATGAATCATGAAACAATTGAAAGTATCAGTAAGAGAAAGAAACCTTTCACTGTTGATTATACAGGTTTTGGATGGTTACTGATTCGGAATGGTGTTTTTGAACATGAAGGTTTACCATATCCTTGGTTTGCTCCAAAGATGCAAGTATTTGAATCAGGAGAAGTTCAAGATATGTGCGGTGAGGATGTCTCATTCTGTCTCGATGCAAAAGAAGCAGGATTTGAAATCTGGTGTGACCCTCGAATTCGAGTTGGACATGAAAAAACAAGGATTATTTAAATGATGACCACCGTCGCAGTACTCAACGTTGTTGAAGCATGGAATCAAATCTCATGGGCAGATGCAATTCCTTTTACACTTGTTCTCATTGGTCTTTACTGGGTTAAGGTAAAGATTGACTCAACAGTTGGTCTTGGAAAGAAAGGCAAACAACTGAAGAGAATTATAAGAGAAGCAATCGATGAATCAGAACTTATCGACAGACTCAAATGACCCGATATAATCTTCTACGAAAAGGTAAAGTCGTTTTCTGGAACTTATCAGAAAATGAATTATTAGATCGACTTGAAGACTTTGCAGTGGAACAATATGTCACTGGCGAAGATATAAATTCACAAATTACTTATGAACCTATAAAGGAGGAAAATTAAATGGCAAAAGGAATGTTAAGCGGAGCGTCTTATAACCGTGATGCTCGACCAAAGAAAACTCGGCAGGGAACGGGAAAGCACTCGAAATACTCCGCTACCTCTCGTAACTCGGCTCGCAAGAGATACAGAGGACAAGGACGCTAATGTATTGTCGAATCCGACTCAAGGACACTAACTATCAAGAATATGAGAACTTTCGTATGCTTGATAGTTCTTATTATAAGGAATGCCTTGAGATATATCGAAAGTATGTTGAATATAAAGAATTCGATGATGTCGTTCCAATCTTTAAAGAAGAGTTTGAAACTCATCATTGTGATGTCTTGGGTTATTATGACCAGAATCATTTAGTTGCCTTTACTCTTGCTTATCGTTTTGATAGTTTAAATAGTGTATGGGGCGATCAGTTTGCATGGGATTATGAGAATCCAAAGTTAAGTATGGGGCATGTTGCCAATAAACATGAGTTTGCCTACTATAAGAAACTTGGTTATGATTACTACTATTTGGGAGAGTCAGTTAAATATATGGAAAAGTACGATGGTTATGAAGTCTCAAACTTCTTTAAGGACTGGAAAGGATGGCAAAATTAATTGGTAACTTACCAACAAGAAAAGTATGGGTACGAAAAGAGTATCTGACTGACTTTCAATCAGGTCATGGTGAGTTTATTGAAGGAATTTGGGTATGTGCCAAGTCAATACAGGGTCGTGCTTTCTATTTTGAGACGTATTTACCCGAATATGGAGCAATGTATGATAAATTACCGATATCTGCCTTTACTTCATCACCAAAAATACCCGATCCTGACATGGATTTAGTTAATTTACAGTTTTGGAACTGTATGGACTATGATTTTACAGTGATTGTCAAGCAATTTGTCGCTCCAATGGAGTGGGAATGTCGTACAAGACACTTTGGAAATCAAAAAGGACAGTATATTTGCACTTTAGACAACTATCATGGTGATTTTGACCAGATTGATGCCTCGACAAGTGAGATGCCCGATGAACATAAGTCATTTAATCTGATTGAATTGCGAAATGGGCAGTATTGTCTCTATCCAAACAACCGTTGTCGTATTTTTGATACCTCAATGACACCCGATCCAGTGAAAACACCTGATTTTAAGGTCTCGACACGTATTTTTGAGGTTGAGAATGATGTTAACTGGGGTCGATTAGGTGATTGTGACGATTATTTCTGGACAACACCTGATGAACGACAAGAAAAGTAGGTATATAT